TACCAATCACACTTATGATGTTATTGGTGCATATGTTCCTACCAAGGAAATGGGCGGTGGTGCAGGATTGAAGTATGCAGCATCAATCATAATCTATCTTTCAAAGAAGAAAGATAAGAATGCCGACGGTGAAGTTGTTGGAAATATCATTCACTGCCGTCTAAACAAGGGAAGATTTACCAAAGAAAACAAAATGGTAGATGTGCGTCTGAATTATGAAACAGGCCTTGATCCTTATTACGGTCTTGTTGACTTGGCAGTTGAACATGGTATACTGAAGAAGACATCGGGAAGAGTAGAACTCCTTGATGGATCTAAAATTTTTGAGAAGCAAATGTATGAATCACCTGAAAAATATTTTACAAAAGAACTTCTTAGCAAGATTAATGAGGCAGCAAATAAAGAATTCTGTTACGGTTCAACCAAGGCTGAAGAAGATACTGGAGATTCTGAATGAACAGCATAGAACAGATTATACTTCACAACCTGATAAAAAATGAGTCTTACTCCCGGAGAGTGACGCCATTTCTAATCAAAGATTATTTTCATGATCGTTCAGAGAGATTTGTTTTTGAAACGATTCAGGATTATATTGTGAAGTATAATAGCCTCCCCACAAAGGAGGCACTGTTCATTATCATTGATAAGAATCGATCAGTAAGCGACGATGAAGTAAAGCAGATATCTGAAATCATTGAGAGTATATCGAAAGATTCCGATCCTGTTGATGTTGATTGGCTAACAAAGGAAACAGAAACCTTTTGCAAAGATAAAGCAGTTTATAATGCAATCATGGAATCTGTTAATATCATTGATGGAAAGTCACAGCAAAGTGCCGGATCTATTCCTGATATACTAAGCAAAGCATTGGCGGTTTCGTTTGATCCTAATATTGGTCACGATTATATCGAAGATTATTCTAAGCGATATGATTTTTATCATATCACCGAAAAGAAGATTTCGTTCGATTTGGAATACTTCAATTCAATTACAAAGGATGGAATTGCACCCAAGACTCTGAACATCGTCATGGCAGGTACGGGTGTTGGTAAGTCTTTGTTTTTATGCCATCATGCTGCTTGCTGTTTGAAGCAAAACTTGAATGTTCTGTATATTACTTGTGAGATGGCAGAAGAGAGAATTGCAGAAAGAATTGATGCAAATTTCTTGGATGTGAATCTGGACGATCTTAAGGATTTGACAAAGACGGTATACGAGAAGAAGGTAGAATCTGCTGCCGCAGGAGTTACCGGAAAGTTGATCATCAAAGAATATCCAACGGGTGTTGCAAATGCCAATCACTTCAGATTTCTTCTAGATGAGTTGAAACTAAAGAAGAAGTTTAAACCTGATATTATCTTTATTGACTATCTGAATATTTGTTCTTCCTCTAGATTCAAGGGCGCAAAGAATGTAAACTCATACGAGTATGTTAAATCGATTGCCGAGGAATTGAGAGGTCTTGCGATTGAATACAATGTTCCTATATTCAGCGCAACACAAACTAATCGTGCAGGATATTCAAATACTGATGTTGATTTGGAAAACACTTCAGAATCGTTTGGATTGCCTGCAACTTGCGATTTCATGTTTGCTCTTATATCTACAGAAGAACTTGATGAACTTAATCAGATAATGGTGAAACAATTGAAGAATCGGTATAACGATAAAGCAAAGAATAGAAAGTTTATCGTTGGAATCAACCGAGCAAAAATGAAATTATTTGATGTTCAGAAAGAAGATCAAGGATATATTGCCGAGAGTGGTCAAAAGAAAGAGGATTTCTTCTCAAAGGAAAGAAAGCAAACTCCAAATTTCAAAGACCAAAAGAAGTTTGATTCTTGGAAGATATAATGTCAACTTATATAGACAAAAAATACATTAATATGGTTTCTTCTCTTTTGGAGAAATTCAAATGGAAGAAAGACAATCTTGCAAATTGCCGATGTCCTCTGTGCGGAGATTCAGACAGAAGCAAAATAAAAGCAAGAGGTTATTTCTTTAAAAAGGGAAATGATTTCTTCTACAAATGTCATAATTGTGGTATAGGTCATAATTTGCATAATTTCTTAGAGAAGATATCTCTACCATTATGCAAAGAGTATGCTTTAGAACGATATAGATCCGGCGAAAACGGTAATTCTAATTTCAAGAAGCCTGAAAAAGAAGAAATATATCCATTCACCTCTGATATCAAGTTTGATAGCTTAAATAATTTCAAATCTGCAAAAAACAATGTAGATGATGAACATATTTCTGCTTTCATACAAGAAAGACAAATACCGGAGAATAGATTTTGTGATATAGGATATACTGATGATTTTGGCGCATTTGCAAAACAATTTCAATCCCATTATAGTTTAGCACAAGAAGAACGAATTATCATTCTGATTCGAGATAAAGATGAAAATATAATTGGAGCTCAAGGAAGAACACTTTCTAAACTGCCAAAGAAAAATGTCCCAAAGTATATTACATTAAGAAAGACAGAAGATACTAAATTAATCTATGGTATTGATAGACTAAATCAAAGAAAACCATTTTATATAGTCGAGGGGCCAATAGACAGTATGTTTGTTGATAATTCTGTTGCGTGTTTGGGTAGCAGCGGATTCATTGACATGGCAAAAGAATATCCAAAAGGAATATTCATTTTGGACAATGAACCAAGAAATAAACAAACTGTTGAAATTCTTTTGGAACTTGTTAAAATGGGGGTTAATGTTGTTATCTGGCCATCCACTTGCAAAGAAAAAGATATAAATGAAGTAATGAAGAAGCAAGGGAAAAAATATATGGATGCAATACTACAGAATTGCGTTTATTCAGGATTGAAAGCGGTTTTAGAATTTCATAATTGGAAAAAATGCAATGTCTGAAGGAAAAGATGATTATTTGCTGACAAGAGCCGTTGCTGAATTTGGACTCAAATTTGCAGAATATGTAAATGAAATGAATCCCGATTTGTGGCGAAGAGCTATTGATTACGCAAAGCATTATACAAAAGTTGATGGTATAGAATTTAAAGATGTGAAAAAGGAAAAATTAAATGACACATATGAAGATTAATGTTTTGGATTCTATTGGATTTGTACAGTTTGTATCTTGCATGGGCGACGATCTCACCGTTGTAAATGCAGCAAGAGTATCTTTCAATAAAGAAAGTGAATGGGAAGAAGTTAACCATGAAGGCGATGGCATACTTAGTGAGAAAGATATAAAGTTAATTAGATATCTTGCAAAACATAAACATTGGACACCATTTGCACATCCCCAAATTACGCTACGAATTAAGGCGCCAATTTTTATTCGCACTCAACTTTTCAAACACAAAGTAGGATTTGTCGAGAACGAAGTATCGCGCCGTTATGTAAGTAATTCACCAGAGGTTTATATGCCTCGTTGGCGAGGCAAACCAACAAACGGAGCAAAGCAAGGTTCTGAAGATTTTATGCCAATCGATGATTCGTATAACACAGTCAATCGTAATTATCAATTTACAGTCCGAGAATCACTCCGCACATACGAAGAACTACTTAATAAAGGCGTTGCACCCGAGCAAGCGCGTTCTGCTCTTCCACAAGGAACATATACCGAGTGGTGGTGGACAGGATCTCTATCGGCATATGCCAGAGTATATCATCAAAGAAGCGATTCCCATGCACAATGGGAAGTACAACAATATGCACATGCCATTGGGCAAATAATTGAACCTTTGTTTCCAGAATCTTGGAAGGTTCTTACTGCTAAGACCACAACTTGACCATACATATCTTACCAACTTTAACAGGAGAAAAAATGAATACTGATATTAAATTGCCCACTCTTTACCAAGAGTTTATACACCTTTCTCGTTACTCGCGCTGGCTCGAATCTGAAAAAAGAAGAGAAACCTGGCAAGAAACTGTTAAGAGGTATTTCGATTTCTTTGAAAATCATTTGAAGGAAAAGCAAAAGTTTATTCTTTCAAAGGAATTGAGAAGCGAATTAGAAACATCTGTTTTGAATTTAGAAATCATGCCAAGCATGAGATCTTTAATGACAGCAGGCGAAGCACTTGATCGTGACAATACAGCGGGATATAATTGCTCGTATGTTGCAATCAATCGTGTTCGCGCATTTGATGAAATACTATATATTTTAATGTGTGGTACTGGTGTGGGTTTTTCTGTAGAGAGACAATATGTAGAGAAGTTGCCGACTATCGCAGAGGAGTTTACTAACAGTGAAACCACTATTGTTGTCCAAGATAGTAAGGCTGGCTGGGCTAAAGCGTATAGAGAACTTGTTTCCCTTCTTATTGGAGGTCAGGTTCCTAACTGGGACATCTCAAAGGTTCGTCCTTCTGGCGCGAGACTTAAGACATTTGGTGGTCGTGCATCAGGTCCGGGGCCACTCGAAGATCTCTTTAGATTCACAACTGATACTTTTAAAAAGGCTTCAGGAAGAAAACTCACTTCCATCGAATGCCATGATATCGTATGTAAGATTGCAGAAGTTGTCGTGGTCGGAGGTGTGCGACGATCAGCACTTATATCACTTAGTAATCTCACTGATGAACGAATGCGGGATGCAAAATCCGGCGCTTGGTGGAACGACAATCCACAGCGCGCACTGGCCAACAACTCCGTTGCCTATAAAGAAAAACCAGACATGGGCATCTTTATGGAAGAATGGGTATCTCTTTATAAGAGCAAGAGTGGCGAACGTGGCATCTTCAATCGTGAGGCTTGCAAAAAGACTGTTGCTAAGTTAGGCGATAGACGAGATCCAAATTATGATTTCGGTACAAACCCATGCTCCGAAATCATTCTACGCGACCGTGAGTTCTGCAACCTAACAGAAGTCGTTGTAAGAGCAGAAGACACAGGAGAGAGTCTTGCTCGTAAGGTCCGCTTAGCGACGATCCTAGGTACGTTCCAAGCGTCTTTAACGAACTTCCCCTACCTCTCAAGTGAATGGAAGAAGAACTGCGAAGAGGAGGCTTTGCTTGGTGTTTCTCTTACAGGCATTCTTGACAACGAAAATATGACAACTGATGTTATTCGTCTGGAGAAGGGATTGATAGAACTGAAGGAATTGGCAATCAAAACAAACAAGGAATATGCCAAGAAGATCAATATCAATCCTGCCGCAGCAATTACTTGTGTCAAACCGTCTGGAACGGTTTCACAATTGGTTGATGCCGCATCAGGAATCCATCCTCGTCACAGCGAATACTATATTCGTACCGTTCGTGCCGATCAAAAGGATCCTCTATGCAAGATGATGATTGATATGGGATTCCCATACGAGAAGTGTGTAATGAAACCCGATTCAGTTATGGTATTCTCCTTCCCGACCAAATCGCCAGAAGGATGCTCCACCCGTAACGATCTCTCTGCCCTAGATCACTTGGCACTTTGGTTGACTTATCAACGATTCTGGTGTGAACATAAACCAAGCATCACCGTAACAGTTCGTGAGAACGAATGGATGGAAGTTGGTGCATGGGTTTACAAGCACTTTGATGAGATCAGTGGTATTTCATTCTTGCCACATAGCGATCACAATTATCGTCAAGCACCTTATCAAGAGTGCAGCAAGGAAGAATATGAAGCACTCTTTGCTAAGATGCCACGGAATGTTAATTGGGGCGATCTGGTCAAGTACGAAAAGGAAGACAAGACTTCCGGTACTCAGACATTTGCTTGCAGCGGAGACAAGTGTGAATTGGTTGACATTTCGGCATAAATTTGCAATTTTGTAAATTAGGCATATAAATATTTTAGACCTCGAAGCAGTCGTGAATCGCACCCGAAGTAGATGGATTCACGACTGCTCGGGGCACGATAAATATCTGTATGATAATAGCAGGTATTGATTATAGTTTAAATGGGCCAGCAATTTGTATCACCGATACCAAGTATCCTTTTTCTTTTAATAAATGTTCTTTCTACTTCTTGAGTGATGTTAAGAAAAATGCCACAACATTTCTTACGAACATTCATGGAGAGAATTTTGAAGATTATGATGAGGAATGCGAAAGATACGACACCATATCCGATTGGGTCATGCGTGTTTGTATGGGATGTGAACAAATTGCATTGGAAGGATATGCATATGGGGCACAGGGAAGAATATTTCATATAGCAGAAAATACTGGTGTATTGAAATATAAAATATATCAACAAAGCATACCCCTTACAATTTTTACACCATCTGAAATTAAAAAATTTGCAACAGGTAAGGGAAATGCAGATAAAGAAAAGATGTACGATTCTTTTATTTCAGAAACCAATATTTTACTTAAATCTACAATAACACCGGACAAGAAGGGTATTTCTAGTCCGGTGTCTGATATTGTAGATTCTTATTATATTTGTAAGTATTTACGTTCTAAGTTAAACGAATCTTCTTCTTTTTGAGTTGCATTTATGGCGTATTTGGTTGTGTTGGATCTTGAACTCCATCCCCATCTTTATCTTTTTCATCTCTGACTAGACCGTCACCGCAAACTATTGGAGTTCTTATGAATTCGTTCCATGCCCATAATAGTGCAATTATTACTATGGGTGCATACCATAGAGTCCAACCATAGGAAGGTTTTGACGCTCCTGATTGTGCAATTTCATCTTTGATTTGTAGCATTACAACATTATCTGGAGTAGGATCAGGAACAATAAAAGGTGCTGTGCAACTAACAAGGAGCATTGTTGTTATGGTAGTGAGTATATATTTTAAGTGTTTCATTTGTTCTCCTTATTGTTTGTTTGGTGTGGCAGCTGCTGATCCAAAATAGAATCCTACGATACTCAATAGAATTTCTCTATTTTCGGAAGACCAGAAGAATCCGTTGATTTCTACAAATGCTTTTTTAGCAGTCGCAGGAATCAAACCAAATAATGCTTCTGGATTTTTTACATCAACTTCAACAAAAGTCGGGACACCAAAGAATGGAAGGATAAATGGGGCAGCAAATGCTCCAAATAAAACAGTTAATACTATTACCTGTCTTACAAACTTACCAGAATCAATAGACACTCTTTGTACTGCTTGATTTTGATTGTCCGTTGTTTGTTTATTCGCTTGAATAAGCTGATTAAACATTTCTTTTTGATCTGCACTTTTTTGTGCCATGAATTTGAAGAGGAATCCTGTAAGTCCTCCTCCAACCATGCTAATTAATTCTGGTGAAAACATATTCAGTTCTCCTTATTATTTTTATTCTTTTTCAACATTTGTTTAAATAACTTTTTAAATTTTGATGGTTGTTTGCTGGCTTCGGTTTCAAATGGATTGATTCCGGCAATATTTTCTCCTGTGCCCAGAGAATTTGCAATTTTCTTTAATAGTTTCTTTCTTTCCTCTTCGTCTGGGGCCTCGGTATCAGCGTCTACATCTAAATCTATTGCCCCATTATCTTCATTTACTGGTTCTTTTTTCATCAACATGGCAATTAGATTATCCAATGACTTTGCTCTATTTTTCTTATAGTTTTCTGGTTCGTATGAAATATTGATTGTTTTTTTACTAGAAGGTGTTTTTTCATCTTCATCTTCATCGTTTTCCTTTTCCATATCTTCATTTTTTTTCTCATTCAATTTGTTTTTTACTATATTTTTAAATAGATCTCTTTGATTCTTCATTGCATTTTCCTTTAAATTCTTCTTTTTGAATTTATCCTTTTGTCCTTTATTTGCTATTGTGAATGATGGAGGAACAAACTTGACTTGTCCCTCACCTGGCAATTCAGAAACGATTCCTTCGTGGCTGCCACCTTGTTCTGGTGTGAGGGGCATTTCATCTTTCGTCATTGTGCCAAATATTTCATTTCTTGCATTGTCTATATGTTCGTGTGCTCTTAATACTTTTGCAAGTGCTTTTTTGTTTGACATGCCATAATCAAGATGGCTTTGTAATCTTGCTGCTTGTTTTTTATTTTTCTCTTTTGCTATTTCTGCTTTAGAAAATGCAGCAAATCCTGCCGCTGTTCTTGGATGTCTTTGTTCTTGTACTGCTTGACCGAATCTCTTGAAATGTATTCTTCTTGCTCCAGTTTTACTGGATGGATCTTCATGTTTGGAAATTTCATCTAAAAGACCTGAGACTTCAGGGTCATCCAAAAGTGCCGATGCTCTTCTAATATGAGAACCTAAAGTTTTGCTACTCTTTGGACTCATTTTGAATTTTCTAGAAGTTAAGGATAAAGGAGCAAAATGATTTTCATCTGAGCTTAGCCCGGATAGATCTGGGTTTGAACGAATCTTCTTTCCACTCGCGGTGTCTATTTCGGAATGCACGGCAAATGTGCTTCTTGTGGAAGGCTTTGGTAATTTATATCGAAGCAGATTACCTTTCATTGAGGTATCGCTATCGCGCAATATTGCATCTGCTTGATATGAACGATCTGCTGGTATTCCCTGATGACTTGCTGCTTTTAATGCCGCGGTGAAAGGAGCAACCAAATGTGGTTTGTTTGCTGTAGTAGCATAATCGGTTATTCCTTTTTCATCAAAGAATGCGGGAGAATTTTTTCCCTTATACTGAACATATGGTCTACCTTGGTGTTTTCCAAAGACCAATGAAATGCTTCCATCGGCCTTATATGATAATTCATGCCCCTTTACTGGTTTTCCAGTTAACAAGGCATGTGTAGCCGCCAGATGCTTTAGTGCAGTCTTTCCTGATCCACGATACAGCAATTCACCCACATGCTCCAAATGTCCTGTAGTTTCTGCTTGTGGTTTTACTTTTTTTGCTTCTTCCAGATATTGGTCTAAATCCAGCCCCTGCTCTTGGAAATAATCCATGATCGACTCAAACACTTCATCTGGATCTGCGCCGTATTTTGCAGATTCTTCTGCCAATAATCCAATTCCTGTTGTCAGGTAATTTAATTGTGACTTTACTCTTGGATCGGGTATCATATTCAATAATACCTTGAGATTGATTACAAGTCTATCGAATACTGATATTTTTCCTATTGGATCCTTTAAATACTTACCTCTTGCATCAATCACGCCAAGTCTAAATGCATCGGTGTCTT